AGACCGCGTAGCACTCGACCTGGGTCTGGCGGATCTCCTCCATCGCCGTGGTCGATTGTTTCACACAGTCCTGGAGGTAGTCGACGAAGTGGCGCTCGCTCTCGCCCGCGTAGGCCTTCGCGGCCTCCTCCCGTTCGGCGAGCTCCTTCCCGTCCGGCTCGGGCGGGGCGGCCCTGTCCTGGGAGCGTTCTATCTCCCGGGCGCGGCGCTTGAGTTCCTCGGTCCTCTCGTCCTTGAGCTCCATCAGCCCTCTTTCCCCTTGTTCTTGAAGTATTCGACCCGGGCCTCGGCCTTCCGGATCGCCTCATCCGAAGGCTTCGCCTTCCCGAAATACTGGAGGACCCTCCGCCCGTCCTGCGAGACCAGGCAGTATTCCTTCCGCTTCGTCCTCGGGTTCGTCCGCTCGGCCAGCATCAGCGCTTCTTCCCCTTCTTCACCGGGGCGGCCTTTCCCTTCTTTGCGGGCGCCGCCGCCTTCTTCTTCCCCTTCTTGTTCGCCATCGTCTCCTCCTTTAGAGCCCGGCGCCGGGCGCGTTCGGGAAGATCCGGTCGAAGTTCCGCTTGAACAGCCGGCTCGCCCCGCCGATCCTCCAGTCCCCGTGGTTCGCCCTGCATCCGGGGCGGCATTTGTGCGGGTTCGGCGCGCCGTTCCATCCCTCGGCCGGCATCGTCTCCGCGCCGCAGTCCGCACACTTGAAGATCTCCCGGCTCTCGCCGGGCCCGTCGTAGGGTCCGCCGTCCCGCATCTCCCAGTAACGGTCCTTCTTCCCCTTAACCGCCATGCCTCGCCTCCAGGATCCCCTTCGTCCCGTCTGGAGCGCATCCTCGATCGTGGTCAGCATCAACTCGCGCTTTACGACAATCTTCCCGCTGATCTGGTTGTGCGCCTCATAGAGTGCGTTTCGCACCTGGTTCAACTCCTCCAGCGTCAAATCAAAACCTCCCCATCGCGGGGACCATCGGCCTCCCGGCCCGGCCTCCCGGCGCGTAAGAAAGGATCCGGCTCATATCCACCTGGCGCGCCTGGGGCTTCCTGAGCCGCGCCGGGTCGAACGGCATCAGAACCGAGATCAGGTAGAGGAAGGCGTCGCCCGGGTGGCTGTGCTCGTTCTTCACGGGCGTCGTCCCGATGATGTTTCCCGAGTTGTCCACCTTCCAATGCCATCCGCCGTTGAGCGCGCGGTGGAGGAGCTTCGCGGAGGCGGAAAGGACAATCGCGGGGCGCCCGTCGGCGACCAGGCGCTTCAGATGGTAGTTCGTCGGCTCGATCCGGTTCGGCCAGCGGGTGGGCCCGGGCTCGAAGCGCCCCTTGAGGAGGTCCCGGAGCACCTTCGCCGCGGAGCGCTTCCGGCTTGACTGGTCCGGGGTGAGCATCGAGGGGTCCCCGATGTCGCGCCAGGCGCCCTCGGGAATCTTTCCCTTGTATTTCGGCGTGGCCAGGAGCGGCAGGAGCTTCTCCTCGATCAGCTCCTCGACGCCGATCCCCTCGTCGTAGAGGCAGTCGTGGATCACAAATTGGCCGAGCGGGTTGTATTGCGCGATCAGGCAGGCGGGGTGTCCGAAGCCGTCCCATCCGCGGAAGGCCTGGAGGTTCGGATAGACGGGGAGGATCTGCTGCGAGAGATGAATCGCCGGGTTGTAGGGCGGCGTGACCCTCTTGCCCTCCATCACCGTCGCGACGCGCCCCTCGACGTACCGCTCCCACTTCCCCTTGTCGTCCTTGAAGGCGGCCTGGTTCATAGCCCGCTGGATCGGCGTCAGGTGGGTGTTCTCGCCCTTCGGGATGAAGAAGGTGTCCTTGTAGATGATCGTCCCGTCCTCGGCGACCATATACTCGCGGGGGTCGTCGATCAGCTCGCTCGTCCAATGGGTGGAGTCGCCCGGGTTGTGGATCACCTGGAGCCGCGGCCTGGACCCCTTCTGCCGTCCCGCGCGGGCGATCGACATCAGGAAGACCTCCTTCGGCAGCCCCGCGTTCGCCCGTTCATGGATCGGCGCGGGTTCCTCCAGCGTGATGCAGCCGTAGAGCGGGCCCTGGAGTTTGGATATGGACGCCGCGTCGTCGATCCCGAACATATCGCAATCGACGGGAGGGTTCGTCCGGATATGGAGTTTTTTGTTGTTGTCCTTGAAGATCGCCCAGTCGCCGAGGACCTCGTTGACGCTCTGGACGGTCGAGGTCTTGATGTTCTCCAGGGTGTCGCGGATCCAGGCCGCCTGGAGGGGTATCCCGCAGCTCGCGGCGTGGTGGATCATCCCGACGAGGCCCGTGAAGGTCTTCCCCTCCCCCATCGGCCCGACGAGCTGGACGATGTTCGCACGGGAGTGGACGAAGCGCGTCTGCGTCGGCGTGAGTTCAAAGAGGAGGTCTTCCCTGGCCATTATTCCGCGCCTCCCTTGATGACCACGAATCGCCCGGATGATGGATCCCGCTCCACCCGGTCGTCGGCCCCGACGATAAAGACGTTCCCGTCCTTCGAGTCGATGAGGCCGGAGAAGCGGAGTTTCATCTCGATGATCGCGGACCCCTGCCTCATCGCGGCGAGCCTGGCCTTCTGGATCGCGAACTCGTCGATGATCCAGCCCAGGCAGTCGGCCATAATCTCCTTCACGGCGTCATGGCGCGCCCGGTCGAGCTCTTCGGGTTCCGTGTAGGAGGCGGGATTGATCGAGAGGATCCGGCCGAGCCAGGTGGAAAGGTTTTGGGCGATGTTCCGGCCGGCCAGACGGTAGGCGAAGGCGTCGTTTTCCTCCTTGGCCCAGGCCAGGCATTGCGCCTCCATCTGCTCCAGGGCGTCGAGGTCCGCGGGGACCGTCTCCTGGACGTGGTCGGCGATGATCTTTTGCGTCTCTTCGCGGCGCTCTTCCCGTGTCCGCTTCAGCCAGCGGGCGACGGTCGGCTGTGATACGGCGTATCCCTCGGTCTTCAGCGCGGCGGCGATCGCCTCGGAGGAGGTTGTCCCCCCCGCGATCAATCCCTCGATCCGCTTCACGAGCCCGAGTTTTTCGATCTTCCCCGCCATCCGCACGCTCCAGCCGACAACGAGAGAGGCGTAGGGGGGCGATCCGGGTCGGCGGCGGATCATCGTGCCCCCCTACGGTGAGGAGGTTGTCACGGCTGCATTATTACCACGGGTTTTTCGTGCAATCGGGTGTGGGTGGCGAAAACAAAGGAGGACAAAGACAGGCGAACGTAAAAAAATTCAAAAACGAAAAAAAACGCTTGACAGGGGGTGAAATGTGGCTTTGTAGTTCGCCATATTCCTATACCCCTTTACCCATCCCGGCAGATCCCCGCGCCCCCTCCCTCTCGATATGACCATCCAGCTTCGGAGGATCGCCCAGGCGACCCGATCGGGTAGATCCCCGGGTCTTCCTTCCTCTCCCGGGGCGGAGGCCCCCGCGCCCCCTTCCCTTCCATTCAGACCGTACAACGCCATAACAACGTGATCCCGAATGAAGGATGAAAAGTGGGGATAATTTTGACGGGAAGGGACATGATAGGGGGGGCAGGAGTCCCGGCCGCCCGGTTTTCGGGGGCGCGCGGGTCGGGTCGCCTGGGTGCTCGGGTCGTCGGGGTGCGACGGGCCCGGCTGCCGGCTGCCAGGTGCCGCCGCCGTCCGGATCGGCCGGCGCTGCCGGCGTGGTCGTCCTACCCAGGCGCCCAGGTGTCCGCCCGGCCGCCTCGATGCCGGTCTCCGGGTTTCGCCTCCAGGGCTCCGCCCGCCGCCTCGAAACGGACCATAGGATCACCCGTCCCGGCCGGCGATCGTCGTTTATAGGCCATCCTCGCGCGCCGTTTTCGCCCGAATCCGCGAAAACGTCCAGGATCGGCCGCTCCGGTCCCGGCTGCGGCCTCGATCTCGGCGCCTGGCTGCGGGAAAACGGATCTTCCCGGGTAAACGCTCTTTTGCGTTTGCCCGCCGGTTTGCGTTTATCCGCCTGGCTGCGGGAAAACGGATCTTCCCGGGTAAACGCTCTTTTGCGTTTACCCGCCTATTTGCGTTTATCCGCCCGGCTGCGGGAAAACGTATCTTCCCGGGTAAACGCTCTTTTGCGTTTGCCCGCCGGTTTGCGTTTATCCGCCCGCGGCCGCCGCCAGGTGGATCTCCGCCGCCCGGCTGCACCAAAAGAAAAGGCCGGGCTCCCGCCCGGCCTCCGCCGCGTGCTCTTATATATTATCCTGCGGCCGTTCGATGTTGTGCTTCTTCATCCACCGCCGGAGGTTCGCCGGCGTCGTGCCGAACGCCCCGGCGATGTGGATCATCGGGACGCGCAGCCGAAGGCGCTCCTGGATCGCCTCGGCGTGTTTGTCCAGCTTCGAGGGTCCCGGGCCCGGCGGCCGCCCCAGGGATCGGACCAGGTTCCCCGCCTTGGACATCCAGGCTTCGCCCCGGGCCACCATGGCGCGCCGGGTCGCCATCGCGGCCTTCGTCCGCTGCACGTTGAGGTCCCGCTCGATCTCGGCCGCCATCGCGAAGACCATCGCCAGGATCTTCGACTGGATCGTGTCGTCCAGGGTCCAGCCGCCCTTCGCCGCGTAGATCCGGACGCCCTTCTGCACCGCGAGCGCCAGGATTTCCATGATTTCATACATCGACCGGCCGAGGCGGGAGAGCTCCGCCACGATCAGCGCGTCGCCCGGCTGCATCTCCTCCAGGACGCCCGCTATCTTCCGGGTCCGCCAGGGCACCCGACCGGAAACGGCCGGATCCTCGATGAACTGGACCTGGCCGGCCGCGCCCTGTCCGTTCGCCAGGGTGAGGATCTCCGCCCGCTGGTTTTTGACGTCCTGCTCGTCCGTCGACACCCGCAGATACGCCCAGGTCCTCGCCGCCGCCGCCTGGATCTTCGCCTTCTTGCTCATTGCCTCCTCCTTTCTTCTACTTTTCCCCTACTGGGACCGTTTATCTCCGTCGCCGCCTGTTTTAGTATCCATGACACGGCTTTTCAGTATCATCAATGAAATATATTTGTCAAGAGTATATTTTCACCAGTCACGAATATTTTAGGGGATCCCCTGAAATATCCCCGCCTGCCGTCCGTCAATCCAATTCAAAACGCGAAGGCCGCATGAATCATTCAGCTTTCCCCGCAACAAAGCCCCCGTCCCCCCCTGGATACCCATAAACGACCGTTCGACTTCGCCTTGGGGAAGGCCTCTGGATCAAAAAACGATCCAGGGATCCCCCCCGCCAGCCGGTCTCCAGTCAAAAAAACGAATAACATTTGCTCCCCTATCGGTCAGATTAGTCAATATCGACGCGGCCTTCGCGGATCCGGGCCGCCCAGGAGGCCTCGAAGAGCCCGCTGCCGGCGCCGCTGCACGGTTTTTTCCCATAACCCCTTAATACAATTCACGGTTATAATTTTATCAGGTGTGTGCGCGATAGGTAAGTGTATTCTATAAGGTAGTTTATAAAAAAATCTGATCCAGATCATAGCGGTCTTTGGTCTATTCAGGATCACAAGGGACGGGGGGACCGGGGCGAGGAGGATCTCTCCCCCGGGGTGGGCCCGGATCCAGGCCTCGGAGGGCGCCCGGATCCGGGTATGGTGGGCTGCAAATTGTCGCCAGGATTATGCCGACCTGGCCTCCGGCGCGCAGCGCGCGTGCCGGAACATCATCTGTCCGAAACGGGCCAGGGTCCGGACCTCCCGATACGGAGCCTGGCCGATCTTCTCTTTACACATCAGGCATAGGACCTCGGGCACCTTCTCCGGGTCGTAGCCGTATTTCTCCGGATCCGGGTTCATCCGACCGTTAATCCTCCCGCCGGCGGAACCGCGCCTTGCGGTCCGCGACCCACTCGCGCGCCTGATTCGTCAGCCCGATGCCAATAAATGAATGTACCCGGGTTCGCTCGTCACCTACGCCTTCTTGGCAGAGTTTTTTCTTCACGGTCGTGAACGTCATGGTGACCTGGTCGAGGAACTTGTTGCGCCCCAGGGGCCGGTTGTGGCCGTCGGCGCACCATTCCCTGTACGCCTCCCACAGGTCCGTCGTCGAGACGGAGACGCCCTCGTGGACCTCGCAGAGCTCCTTGACGAAGATCAGCAGCGGGTTCATGGTCTCCATGAAGTTGGACGTGTCCTCCACCACCTGGCCGGGGATCACGAATCCGTCGTTCTTGAGGAGGATCTTGAGCCCCTCGACCGCCCAGTTGAAGACGCCGTCGATCTCCTCGATGAGGGAATCGGCCATCCGCGGTTTGATCTCCTCGGGCGTGAAGCGCCGGTTGAAGATCAGGACCAGGAGGCGCCGGCTCAATCCGAAACTTTTGTCGGGTATTGTTGGCGGTTCGTTCATGGCGCTGATGAACTTCGCGAAGGGTTTGAATTGAAACTGGTCGCCGTATTTCCGCTCGGCGGTGATCGAATCCCCGGAGATGATCGCCTTGAGGAGCTCGGTGGACAGGGGATCCCGGGTGTTCGTCTCCGTCGCGAGGTTGACGAGCTTCCCCTGGAGGAACTGCGCCTTGAACCGCTGCGTCAGGTCCGCCAGGGACAGGGATGATGTATTCTCCTCGCCGATCATCGCCTGGAGGACGTCCAGAACGGTCGTCTTGCCGTTCGCCCCCGTCCCATACATAAAGAGGGCCCGCTGGTAGCGGCAGTCCTGGAGGAGGCAATATCCGAAGAACTGTTGGAGGATCCCGCGCTTCGCATAATTATCGTCCTCGGGGAAGATCTCCTTCAGGAACTCGTGCCAGCGCTCCGAGAAGGCGTCCGGATCGTAGCTGACGGGGAGCTGGACGCGGCTGCCGTACTTCGGGTCGTGCGGGAGGAGCTCCCGCGTGTAAATGTTGAGCATTCCGTTCTTGACGTTGATGAGATTTGGATCATAAACCCACATTTCTGCCTCCTTGTTGGCGATCGCCTTGGCGACCTTGAGGGTGTTGGACAGCATATCCGCCTGGATCCTGTCCTTCATGACCTTGGCGATGATCTCCGCCAGGTACGTTTCGAGGGTGATCTGCCAGACGCCCTTGTCGTGCCGGTATCGGTAGAAGGTCCCCGCGGTATGGCACAGCGGCTGGAGCAGGGACCGCAAGTAGCGGACGAGGAAGGCCGGGACGAAGACCGGCCGCTTCCCCCGCTTGTCGAACATCTCCATGGGATCCATCCGCTTGGGCGGCGGGACCGCCGGCAGCGGCGGATCTTCGTCGTCATCGGTTGCGGGCAGCGCCCGCATCATCCCGGTCCCCACGTTCATCGGCGGCTTCCAGTCCGGATCGTAGCCCGCAAACCAGGCCGCGATCGGATTGTCACCGGAGATCGAC